CAAGACAATGAGATACTTATTTATATTCATTTGTTTTCCTATAACCCTGTTTGCTGAGCAGACAGGGAACTTGGTTATTAATGGCAATTTCGAAAATGGTAATTCTAATAACTGGACTACATCAGGCGAAGTCCAAGTCTTAAATGATTGCTGTGGCTCAAACTATGATTTAGAGTTTGGTTTACAAGGAAGTATTGAGCAAGATTTTAATTTAACAAGCGACACTATAACTCAACCCATGCTAGATAATGGTATCACTTTAAACAGTTCTGTCCTTATGCAGAATGGTGAATGTGGTATATCAGGTTGTTGGGGTGGTCAAGGTGGTGCTGATAGTTTTACGATTAGATTACAAATAAAAGATACTGATAATAATATATTATCTACGACTACACAGGAGAGATATGATGTTACAGGAATTAATGGAGAAACTTTTGAAAATAGTGTCACACATAATGGGTCTGATGCGAACATTGGAAATATTCATATTAGTGGTACCGATACTAATGGTGTTGCTGGTGGTCTTGGTGGTGCTAATGTTGATAATGTAAGTGTAATAATGACTTATGAACCAGTCGTTTTATCGAATACACAAACCTCACACATCACCACAACCTTTCAAGAGATAGAAGAAGTATTATTTAGCAGTGTTGAAACAGTTGAGTTTATCCCTATAGAAGAATTTACTTTTGAAGTTTATGAAGAACCTGAAATAGTATTTGAAAAGTTTGAAGAAGTATTTATTGAAGAAATTAAAAAAGAAGAAATCAATATAGGAACAATTAATGTGTTCAAAGAAATAGCTATGGAGGTAGCATATGAAGAACCAAAGACCCTCGAAACGTTCTCAGCAGAAATCGAAATCATTGAAGAAGAACCTAAAGCAACAGAAATCGTTGCTCTCTCAGAAGAAATCACAGAAAGCTCAAACTCTGAAACAATCACTGAACGAGAATCTGTACGAGAAGAAGTTAGCACAGGAAATAGTGAGTCAGCAGAATCTACTGCCGAAGAAACCAACGAGCCAAATGAGTCATCAGGAAATAGTGTTGAACAATCAGCAGAAGAAACAGAAGTTTCTGAAACAGAAACAGCTCAATCCGAATCTACTAACGAAACAAGAACAGGAAGTGAAGAATCTAGCAGTAGCAATAACGAAAGCGAAGAAACAACAGCAGAAAACAGTGTTGTTGATGATACTGCTACAGAAGATACAGCAGTTGAAAGAAATACTATCTCAGACATTTCAGTTGAAAAGATTGCTACCAAAGTTGCCGAAGTGGTTAAAGAAGTTAATAAACAATTAGTTGTGACTAATATGATTGTTGCTAAAGCAATGCAATCGAAGATAAATATTGACAGCTACAGTTCTATCAATAATAATTTATTTAATAATCAAACTATTATGAATGGTGGAAATTATGATGAGTTCAGAGAATATGTTGATAACAGAAATATATATCAACAGAGCCAAGTCATTTATAATGATGAGTTTAGCCAGTATCAAGAAAAGATTGATGAGGCTAAAGCAAACACCATAAGAGCAGTTGAACATTTGAGGAAGATTCGTGGATATTAAAAACATAGCAACAGGTATAGGATTAGTAATAACGATAGCTGGTCTATTCGTTTATCAGGGTCAATTAATTCAAAGGATTGATGTACTTGAATCTAAATCTGCACCTGATATTAAACCATTAGAACAACAAATCGCTATCAATGAGGCAGAAATTAAAGTCCTCAATGCGATAGTATCAGAGATGAAAGCAAAAAGGGATAATCCATTATCCCAGTAGCGAGATACTAAAAGTATATAGTTATTTTTATTGTGTTAGAATTGAGGTGTCAATTTAGAATTAATATCGTGTCTAAGGCTCTTAATAGACCCATTTTGACTGTTTTATCTTAAATTAGTATGAATATACTATATAACTTCGCTACAGCTAAAAGAAATGCCATATACTGATATTTGGTCTGCTGTCCAAGATAATTCATTTGAGTCCATTCTCATAACTGCTTTTGTGTTGGCATATACGATTGCTGAATCATTGGCTAATGCTGATTTTAATTTAGGTTCAATTTCTACTGTGGCTACACCACTCGCATTAGAAGTACAGTCTGCTGTGACCATGTGTAGTTTTTGAGTAGCACCTGAACCAAACTGTATGTAATCACCAGCTTTAAAAATTACTGTACTCGCAGTAGCATTTTCTACTGATATTGAATAAGCACCAACAGAATGAGCTCCATTGACATTGATTACTGAATTTAATCCACCACGAATTGTTTTCGAATCAGGGTCGCCCAATAAAAAAGTTCCATGTCTGCCATGTAATTGCATAAAAAAAACTTGCCAAGCATATGCCTCATCTCTTTTCATTGGTGGAAGTTCAACAGTAGTAGTCCATTTAGAACCACCGAAGTCTGATGTTTGCGATTTATAACTATATGGAGATTCACTTACAGCTACAGTAGTCTGTATTCTCCATTCTGATGTCCTAAAATTACTCGGACTTGTAGGCATGGATAAAGGATAACTCGGCTCGGTCATTATGCACCAAATGTCCTAGCAAATGCACCGCCACGACTTCTAGCCTCTGCGACTGCACCTACTGTTTCTTTTTTAATCTGTGGCATCAAGTTCCTTATTTCAGCTTGTACTGTAGGAACGACTCCTGTTGAGAAATTTAAGTTTTGATTAATGGTGACACCACCACTACCCATCTTATCGTTTGGAATAATTGTACCAGCAGACTTAGGCATAAACATCTCTGCACCTTTTTCTCCTACGAGATATGGCATACTTGGAGATACGAAACCACCACTTGCTCTCGCAGTTCCACCAGTGGCTATTAATTGTTTCAAAGAACTATCTGAATAACCACTACCAAACATTTTACCAACAGGAACACTCGTTCCAGCAGTTGCTGGTGCACCTGTTCCAAAACCACCACCTGTGAATACTGTTAAAGCACTACTCAATATGGTATCTAGTATTGAACCACCACCACCACCACCGAATGATGAAAGTGCTACCATTTCTGCTTTAGCATCTTGTAATGATTTGGTTAAACTATCAATAATTGGTTTAATAATTAATACATGAGTTATTGTCGAAATTATTTGTTGGATTATACTTCTAAATATATCTTTCATAGCATCTTTGAAACTATTCCCTGTTACTATTGCATCTGCGAAAGCATCTGATATTGATTTACCAGCATCTTCGAATGATTTTTTAACTTCTATTAATATATCTTCTACTTTTTTCATAGTTTCAGCTAATGCCATAGCTTTCTTTTTTTCCTCACTCATTACTTCAGCACTCTCTTTGACTGACATGTTTTTTAAATTATAAGCACTCGTGACACCTTTAACTAAAGATTCTTGTTCTTTAAGTTGTTCAGAATTTTCATCTAATGTGTTGTTGTATTTATCTAATGCCATATCAATGCCTACGAATACTGCTATTGCAGTTAATAATTTTGCAATCAAAATAGCGATACCACCAATACCACTAGCCATCAAGACACCATTGAATGCCACCAGTGCTTTAGTCACATTCTCGATTCCTTTTTTTATATTAAATAATGCAACTGCCATTTTTACACCAAAGGTAGCAATCATTAAAGAAAATACAGCTTTTAAAGTTGTACCCAATACAGATAATGCAGTTCCAAAACCCTCTACTGCTGATGCTAATACACTTCCTATATCGTTTGCGAATGCTTTTATTTTATGTTCGTTTTCTGCTAATGCTTTATTAAAGTCTTTCATTTTATCTTTTAATTGTCCGAAGAAACCATCACCTACTGCTCTTTGGAAAATAAAAAACTTATCTCCAATCATTGATACTGTACCAGTCAATGTATTTGCTAATTCTTCTGTAGCATTACCAAACTTACCACCCTTGCCGAAAACTTTTGAGAATGCCTCGGCAGTTTCCTCAATACTTACAGTAGCACCCATTTGGAAACCAAGCATTTGTCTAACACCTTTCTCTCTAAACATATCTGCTGATGCAATACCACCAGCGAATGACCTTTGAATCTGTTCTGCTGTTGCTTGAAAAGATAATCCTGTGATTGAGGCAACATTACCAGTTATCTCCATGAGTTCAGCTAAATGGTCAGCATCATCTGATACTACAGCTAACGAACCTGAACCTCTTTGTATTTCTGCTAGACTGAAAGGCACTTTAGATGCGAATGATGCCATGTTATCAAAGGCTCTAGCTCCTTCTTCTGCACTACCGAATAATGCTTTTAATCTTACATTTAGATTTTCTATTTGAACTGCAACATCTACGAAACCTTTAACAGCGACAACACCAATAGCACCAGCAACTACTGAACCAACTTTTAAGGCACTCATTGCGAATTTATCTAAAGATTTATTGGCTTTATCAAAGCCACCTGACATTTTTTTAGATGCACCTGTGACAGCAGTATTTGCCTTTGCTAATCCTCTTTGTAAGTCGCTGATGTCAGCTTGGACTTTAACAATTAATTTATCTAGTTCTGTTGCCATAAATTCTAATAATCAGGGTACATTTCTTTCAATTCTTCTAGTTCTGACTTCTCCATAGGTTTGTCATTGTTTCCATTATATTCTTTAAAACCATTGATTGCCATAGTGATTTCTCTAATTGACATACTCCAAAAGCACTCAGGAGATAAGTGCATCATACCGACACAAACTTCAAACCATCTTTCTACAGGTAAAACTTCATTTCCTTTTATGACTCGCTTTTTTTTTCATCTTCTTTTTCGCCTGTATTCAATGCTAGTGTTAGCAAATCTCCAGCAACTTTGATAGATTCTATAAGTCCTAAATCTGAAACTATTTTTTTAATATCAGCATCTTTAACATCATTCCCTCCAGCTCGTATGCTTAAAGTCATAATAGTTATTATTTCCATAAGACTCAATTCACCAGCAGATAGTTTGTTGGCTATTTTAAGTATTGAAGTTCCTAAAGCACTTTCTATTCCCATGATTGTATCAAGCGACATTTTTGCTTGATAATTTACATCATTCGGAAAGTTTAGAGTCTTTTCTGCTTTTAATAGGTTTGTCATTGTTTTTATCCTCGATTGTTATTTTTAAAGTTTCTCCTCTTTCTCCTACATCTTCTATAGATTCAATTTTATAATCTTTTGAATCTATTGTGACATTAGTAGATTTAAGAAGTTTTAAGTCAAACATCATTTCTATTTCTATCATGTCGTTTGACTTATTAACTTGTGCATTAACTTTCTTACCATTTATAGTAATTTCTGTTTCTTGCCACATTACATTACTCCTAGACTGTCGCTATAGTTATTGCACCAGCACTTTCAAATGATAAAGAATATTGTGCTGAATCATTGTATTCACCTGAATATTCCATGCTTGTGACCTGAAAAGCACCTGTGAAAGTATTATAATCAGGTACTAAGAATTGAAAGTTTGAGAATGTACTCGCACTAAAAGCAGTCAATACTGATTGATGACTTGCACCATCATCAAATATTCCACTTCCTGAAACACTAAATGATTTAATACCAGCATTTGCTAATAATGTTCTGACTCTTGATGAGTCTTTATTTGTTATGTCTATTTGTTCAGAGTTAATAGTGATAGATGTACTTCTTAAAGCACCAATGGTAGTAAAAGCCTCTGGACTACCAGCATTACCTATCTTCATTAAAACTGCACTACCTTTTTGGACTGCCATTTTATTACTCCTATTTAGTTGTCATATACAGTAAAGTCTATATTCACTATACCATGTCTTGTGATACCATCAACCTCTGTCATTGTTGTTGCATTATTTACATAACTCATAACAGATGATGCCCCACTTACCGATATTGTAGCATTATTGACTAAATTGTAAATTCTTTCCATGACCTCTTTGATTTGCTTTTGACCACGATATTGTGACCAAACCTCTATATTTATATTATATATATTGCCATCTAAGGTTTTAGTTCCAACATTAGTTATTGATTCAGAACCGATTATGACATAAGGATATGCTGTATCTTGTGGTGCAGTAGAATCAAATATCTTGTTATTTCCTACTAAACTATCTAAAGTGCTATCGCCTGATAACAAACTAAATATCGCAGATTGTAAGTCGAAAGAGTGAAATCCCATTATTTAATTCCTAAGTTCTTAGCAAACATCTTACCGAATATCTTTGTATTTCTATATGCTTTACTTTGTTTACCCATAAAATATCTTTTTAGATTAGTTTCTAATCTTTCTGCATAATCCATATTAGTGCTGACTAAACCTAGACCCTGTCTTAATCTTTTATATTGTATGCTACTTCTTAACATTCCTGTATCGACTCTTGGTGGATTTCCTACTGATGATGCAGTATGTCTAACACCATTTTCTTTTGTTCTAGTTTTACCAGTCGCTGGTGATAATGTCATTTCTAATGCTATTTGATTTCTAAAATAACTACCTGTAGCATCAACCCAGCGATTCTGTCTAGCATTATATTTTTTGCTGACAGCATTAACTCGTTTACGAATATCCGATTTTATTTCTACTCTAATTCCCAAATGCTACACCCTCTGTTGCAGTTATCTCTTGGTATCTTTCCTTACCCTCATCTAATATTTTAATGTTCGTGATGTCAAATAGTTTAGTACGATGTAATAGTCTGTACTTAGTTGTTAGAGATGAATAATATCTTATTGTAAATTTAAAAGTTCCTGTGGCTCTTACTTGGTCGCCAAATAAACCCTCTGAACCTGTTGTGTTCTCTACTTTACTCCAAACTGTCGCCTCAGTAGACCATGTTGTTGATGTGCCACCACCAGCATCAATACTACCACCGAGAGTTTGTAAAGCGACTCTGTTTCTAAACTCGCCGAGATACATGATTAGCCAATAACTCCATATCTATATGTTTTATTCGTTTTATAAGGATTCGTAGATAACTGAGTGACCACGAAAGGTTGCAATAATGCTGTAGCAGAATATGGTGCTTTGACTGATTTTTCATTATCGCCTCTATTTTCAAATAGATAGCTACCATAAATTAGACAAGCTTGTTTTATTTGCATAGGAACAGCAGTATTATCTCCATAACCAGCAACATATTGTATTTCAAAACCATTGACTGGTCTGAGTCCTGTCGGATATGTTTTTCCTGTTTGTAATGTGAATCTACTTGGAACACTCGCATTATCTAATCTGTAGTTTGATGTCGCCCATGTTGTCGCTGTGTCATCATCTGAATAATATTTAGCATGAGTTATTGATGCGACAGGCGAGAAAGGTAGAAGTATCGGTCTTTTATTATAAACTAAATCAATCCCATCATACATTCCCTCTTGTATAGGAACATTAGAATCTGATAAATCATCAATAAATAATTGATAAGTAGTAGTACATAAAGTTCTATGAGTGTATTCTTTCGCCCATGAATCTACTGTTTGTTTAATAATATTTAAAACTACATCATCATCTGATGAATCCACTTTTAAATATGCTTTCAATTCAGCTAAAGTAATTGCAGAATCAGTTTGAGCTGTATGTATCTTTAGTCCTGCCATAATTTACCTCTGATAAAAATATCCTATTACGATAGCAACAATACCACCGAGCCATGCTAACAATGTGACAGCACCACGACCTCTATTCATGACTGCCTCTACGACCATTATTCTATCTTCCAAAGATGTCATTTTATCGTTTAGTTTGACCATCATGTCGTATAATTGCTCGTTAGTGACTTTCATCTTGCTAGTGATATAACCCCATTAGTTCCTACCATTGGCATCTCAGCAAAAGCCATGTATACATATTTTGTATTTTCACCATTAGCTTTTGCATCTGTAGTTGTAAGTCTAAACCCATTGCTTTCTGCATTTATAAAACAATTATCAGTCATACCACCATTTAATTTTAAACTTCTTTTTAACTCTCCACCTGTGCCTACTGATAATGCTCGAACTGGACTTTTCATAACCCATTCTTCGCTGTCATCAATACTTTTTACTATAAGTACTTTTGGTCTGAATCCACAATATACCTTAGTTCCTTGAACATTTCCTGTGCCTGAATAAAATCCAAATTTAGAAAACCCTTGTACTTCTGCAAAACAATATGCCTCTAATGGTTGTGATGATTGGTTAGTCATGCTATCTGTGCCTACTGAAAAAACTGATGTAGTAGGTGCTGTATCATTAAAAGCCGTATTATCTGCTTGTGGTCCAGTAAATGCAAATTCAGTGCTATCTGTTTGTGGGTCAGCAACAAATGTAGTTCCCATACATAACACCTTACCTCTGTCGGCTTGTGTAGTATTTTTAACCATTACCATTTTTGGAGCTACACCTAAACCATGCCCAATTGTTCCAGCACTTCCTGTTCCTGTATAAGTTACAACAGAAAATCCAGAAGTTGTATTAGCTTGTACTACTGAGCTAATACTGCCATCTGAATTTGCACTGGTTGTTCCACCATTCGCTTTCCAAAAATTTGCTACATATTTATCGCCATTATTGTTTGTATTTTCTAAATTACCAGTCAATGTACACCCATTAGATGTATAACTAGCCACATAAACTGTAGTATCAGAACTAGCACTTACATTTGGTCTCCAATTATGTGCAGTTCCTCTTGTTGAATTATTAAATATTGTATCGCCACTTGCCCCACTAGACCTCTTAAACAACAAAGCATCAGGTTTAAAAGCCAAAGAACTAATTGTTAATGTAGAATCACTACCATCATAATAAAGTGAATCAAAGTGTACTGATGGTTTTGCTATTGTTGTAAATGCCATGTTATATTCTCCTATCCATAATCTTTAATATTCTTTGTGCAGATTGCATAGAATCCAGCTGGTACATCATATTCAAAAGTACCAATTCCAGCATCATCTGAATTGCCTGATGCTACTGCAGTATTTCCAAAGTATCCATTTCCAAAATTAATATATATGTCTTTGTTTGCTCCATCATTTACTGCTGTTAAATTAACACCCCAAAAGTCATCTCCTTTAGTAAAAGATAATCCAGCATTAGCCCCTGTTGCTGGGTTGCCAACATTGGAAGTACTAGGTGCATTAAACCATGTGCCATTTTTACCAAACCATATCTTGCCATTATCTAAATCAAAGGCACACATAATGATATCATTTGCACTTGCTTGAACTCCATAGTTTACAGTTCCACCACCACCATCATCTATAATGTTTGGTGTGCTAGTCATTGGTTGGTAAGTAATACCCTCACAACCATTCGAGCCTGTTTCTTTACCTACGATTGCATTAGCTCCCTCATATCTCCATCTTCTGTTGGCATGAGTACCATTTTTTTGAATTGATATTGTATTGCCATCTGCTTGAGTGTTGGTGCTTGTTGATTTGACTTCAAAATACCATTTACCATTTTTCATCATTTGAGTAGAATTTACACCACCAGCATTCCCTGTTGTTCCCCACATAGAAGTACCAGCATATCTTACTCTATACCCTACTAATGTTTGGTTAAAATCTAATATGCAAAAGTTATTACTAGGTGTGTCAGGCGATTGTTTTAAATCTCCATTAACTGTAAAGGTATGCCCCTCTCCACTTGAGTCAGTACCTAATGCACCAGCATTTTCAAATTTTAAAAAAGCACCATTAGCTCCATAGCTTACAGATGGATTTAATTTGGCTTTCCATTCCCCAGTCGTTGAATCTGTTTCTCCGAACTCGGTAGGAGCATAACTATATCCCTCGCATATGTGCATATGAGCCAAGTTGCCAACCCAAACATCATCAGGAGATGAGCTTTTTCTTGCACCAATTACAGTTTGATATCTAAACATTCCTGTGTCTTCGTTTTGGTCAGGTGTTGCATTTGTTCCCTCAAAAGATGTTTCTTGTACTCCATTAATATATAATCTAACTCTATCATCTGCTGTTGATTGAGTAGTGTCTATTCGACATACAATGTGATACCAAGATGTTGGGTCTAAAAGTTTTCTTGTTGTTCGTTTATGAGTTCCCCAGTCATTACTGGTTAAATTCATAAATCTTAAGTTGCCATCATTATATAATGATAATGACGCATGGTTTTCAGCATCAGCAGAAATATCACTAGTAATAATAACTCTATTAGCTGTTTGATTAGTTAAGTGTGAATATAAATTACCCATCTTAATCCATACACTAATTGTATAAGTTTTTTGATTGCCACCTGATGCACTTCTTGTTAAATATGATGT